TTTGGGTAGAGCCACAGAGATTACAAGGGACGAGTTAAAGTTTACCAAGTTTGTTCAGAGAATACGAAAGAAGTTTACACCGCTGTTCACTGACATTTTAAAAACACAGTTATTGTTAAAAAATGTTATATCATTGGACGATTGGAAGTTGATGCAAGAGCATATTCAGTATGACTTCTTAGCAGACGGTCACTTCGCAGAGTTGAAAGACTCTGAACTTCTCAATGAAAGAATGAATAACTTGGGAACGATTGAGTCATATATCGGCACATTCTTCAGTAAAGAATATGTAATGAAAAAAGTCTTGCGTATGACAGATAACGAGATTGATGAAATGCAAAGGCAGATTAATAGAGAAGCTGGTCTTGATCCAGATGAAGGCGGTATTGATGTTCCACAAAGTACGGATGGTATCACACGATATCCATCACAGGGCGGTGAGGTATTACCGGCAGATGATGTTGCAAAATTTGACGGTCAAAAAGTAGATGATGAGGAGAAGTAAATGTCTAGAGAAATAATTGATAGTATTGCGGCAGGCGAAAACTTAGAAGCTGAAGCACATTTTGGAAATTCAATGGTTAATAAGGTTGGTAAATCCTTAGAAGTTAAACGTCAAGAGTTGGCAAAGACTTTTGTAAATCAAGAGGCACAAGATGAAACGGATTGAAGAATTTTATCAAAACGTGGTTTTTGAAAAGGATGAACACAAAAAAACG